ATCAAGTGCGGGCTCGACACGTCGGGCAGAGGCGGCGGATCGGCTGCGCACCACATCCCGACGACGGAAGCGGCCATGCACGCGCGTTCGGACGTGGACTGGGCGCGCGGGTTCATCCCCGGCACCGATCTGCGCGTGGTGTTCGACGGCGTGATGGAGCACGAGGAAAGCTTTGCCGCGATTGCCGAGCGCGTCTATCCCAATATCTGCGCGGACCGGGCGAAGCGGAAGGCCAGTTCCGCGTTCAAGATCGCCGCGAACTACTTGCTGATCGGGATCGGCGCGCATGTCGTGGGTGCGGACATGGTGGCTTGACAATGCACATGGACTTGCTAGTGATCAGTCATCGTTTAGAGTTGCGTCCGGCGGCGGTGATCCGTTCCGGGCGTTTCTTTTTCTAGCTTGCCTTTCATGGCGAAGCGCCCCCCCAATTTTCAAACCCGCCCCCTCCCCAGGAAACGGGGCTGGCTCACCACGACGCGCCGAACGCGGACCGAGCGTGGTTATGGCTGGAAATGGGAACAGCTTCGGGCGCGCATCCTTAAGGGCGAGCCGCTTTGCCGTTCATGCCGGAAGGACGGTCGATCAGTCATCGCCACGACGGTCGATCACATTGTCCCGAAGCACAAGGGCGGGACCGATGCTGAAGGCAATCTTCAGCCGCTTTGCGAACCTTGCCACAAGGCCAAGACCGCACGCGAAGGCCAGTCATCGCGGCGCTGAAGCGCCCGAAGCACAATTTCACCGGACGCCGCCCGTGCGTTTGTCCGTCGATCAGAACCGAACCGAAATCTTGAAGGCTGCCGTCGCCAGGGACGCGGACCCCAGGGGGTCATAATCTCTAGAGGCGGCAGCCTCCCGGACCGGCGGCGGAGTCAAAAATTTGCGCAGTCAGATTGAACTTTCGGGCGCAATTAAATTTCCGGGCAGGAGGGTGTGTCCGGTTCGTTTCATCCCGTTAATGTCAAGGAAAAAGGGGGTTTCCGATGAAAATATCCACCCCTTTTCGCGGTCATGAAACGCGGCCCTAAGCCCCAGACAGCGGTCGAGAAAGCCAGGCGCGGAACACTTCGACCGGATCGAGGTGGCGACGGTCCGGTCCAATTGATTACCGCTGGCGATCCGCCGATTGTGCCCAGCTATCTGTCCCCGGCGGCGCAAGACATTTGGATGGAAGAAATCAGCCGCGTCATGCTGTCGGGCGTGTCGGAAGTCGATAGTTCGCTGTTTGCGACTTACTGTTCGACCGAAGCCCTGGTCCGTGCGGCGTTCATTGCTGGCGAACCGCCGCCCGCCGCATATCTGACGGAGCTTCGCCGGATGCGCGAACTACTCGGCATAGCGGGACCGCGCGTGCGCCAAGGGGCGAAGAATGGCGTCACGCAAACCGAAAACCCGTTCGCGAAGAACGGCAAGCGTAGCTGACGGCTTCGAAAGCGAATTCGTCCAGACGGCGGTCCGCTTCGCGGAGGCCGCTGTCGAGGACCGGAAACGAAAGGAGAATTGCGAGTTCGTCCGTCTGGCGGCGAAGCGGTTTCTGGACGATCTGAAGCGCGCCAAGCGCCGGAACTGCGAGTTCTATTTCAGCGAATGGCACGGCGATGACGTCTGCGATTTCATCGAGAAGCTGCCCCATGTGCAAGGCTCATGGGAGACGCCGACGCTGACGCTGGGACCGGCGCAAACCTTCATACTGGTCAATGTCTTCGGCTTCCGCCGCAAGTCGGATGACCGGCGGCGCTTCACCCGCGCCTATATCGAAGTCGCCCGGAAGAACGCGAAGTCCACGCTGACGGCGGGGATCGTCCTCTACTGCCTCACCTGCGAAGGCGAGCTGGGGCCGGACATTGTTGTCGGCGCGACGACGGGAGCGCAGGCCGATAAGGTTTTCAAGCCCGCGAAGCAAATGGTGGACCGGACGTCCGCGCTGCGCGAAGCCTTTGCGCTGAAGGCGTGGGCGCGGTCGATCACCTGCGGCGACAACGGAGGATCGGTTCAGCCGATCAATTCCAAGTCGTCCACGCAAGACGGCTGGAACCCCTATGTCGGCGTTCTGGACGAACTGCACGCGCACAAGGATCGCGGCCTGTTCGACGTGATCAGGTCCGCATTCGGCGCGCGGAAACAGCCGCTTATGTGGATGATCAGCACGGCGGGCTATAACGTCCACGGGGTCTGTTACGAACAGCGCAGCTTGCTGGTCAAAATCCTGAACGGCGCGGTGGCGGCGGATCACTATTTCGGGATCATCTTCACAATCGACGAGGGCGACGATCCCTTCGACGAAGCGAACTGGCGCAAGGCGAACCCGATGCTGGGCAGCGCCGTCGATCTGTCGGAACTGCGCGGCTATGCGATTGAGGCTAAGGCCAGCCCGGAGAGCCTGGGCGAGTTCCTGACGAAGCGTCTGAACGTCTGGCTGAACGCCGCCAGCGGGTGGCTGTCCCCGGCGCAATGGAAGAAGGCGAAGATAGAGGGGCTGGACTGGTCCGACTTCCACGGGCTGGAATGCACAATCGGCGCGGACCTTGCCGACAAGGACGACATAACCGCCGTCGTGATGATCGGGCAGGACGAAGACGGCAAGATCATCGTCAAGCCGAAGTTCTTCATTCCGGCTGCGGCGCTGGTCCGCGAGACGCAAAGCGACACGGGTCAATCGACCTATGGAGTCTGGTCCGGCCACAATGGCGGACCGCCGCTTGACGAAGACGAACTGGAAGGCCTCCCGCCGCTGTTCGAACTGGACGACGACGGGAAGCCGATCTGGGACAAGCCGCTGACGGAATTGCCGCCGGAATGGCAGGGGGACTTGCTCACCACGCCGGGCGATTTCGTCGATCACAATACGGTCGAAATGTTCATTCGCTGGCTGACTGCAACCCAGTCCGTGCGGAAGATAACCTTCGACCAGTTCGCCGCCGCCCAGGCTATGGCGTCGCGGCTGAACGAAGACCTGGGTTCGCCCGACGATCCGATTGCCGCGATCCTGCACAAGTCGGCGGCGAACGTGACGAACCCGGCGAAGGAACTTGAAGCTCGAGTCCGGGCGAAAGACCCGGCGAAGCACATAGGGCACGACGGCAATCCGGTCATGGACTGGATGATTTCGAACGCGGTTGTCACACGGCATGTGAACGGGACGATCATTCCGAAGAAGGAAAGCCCGAACAGCGCCAACAAGATCGACGGGGTGGACGCCATGATCAACGCGATTGCACCGATTGTCGTGGTGGAACCGGACGGCGGGCCCGCAACCCTTGAATACACGGGGCTATAATGGACATTCGCAGGATCTTTTCCCGCTGGATTTCCGGCGGCGGCGAACCCGTGTCCGGCGGGCCTTCCGCGTCCAGTGAACTTACCGATCCCGATAGCGAAACCTTCTGGATCATGACCGGCCCGAAGGGCGGAAGCCGCGTGTCGATAAACGAGCGTTCGGCAATGGCGCTTCCGGCGGTTCTCCATGCGCTGGAAATCCTGACGGGCGTCTTCGCCATGACGCCGATGATCTACTATCGCCGCGACGGCGACGGGAAGACGCGAGCGGACAACTCGCACCTGTTCACCCTGTTCCATGATCGCCCGAACGACGCCCAGTCCGTCTTTCTGTTCAAGGAAGTGTTGCTTGGCGACATGCTCATGGCGGGCAGCTTCGCCAACTTCATCCACCGCGACGGCATGTTTCGGCCCAAGTCGCTGTCCCGGCTGGACCCGCGCATGGTGCATCCGGCCCAGCACTGGGACCGGACGGACGGGATCGAGCTGTTCTATGACGCCCGCCTGCCCGACGGATCGACCGGGCGCTTCACGCGGACGGACATTTGGCACGTCCCCGGCTTCAGCCGCGACGGCTTGCTGGGGGTGAACCGGGTCAAATTGCTGGACGACATGCTGGGATCGGCGGTCGCCGCCGGGGAGTATGCGCGGCACTTCTGGGAGAACAACGCGCAGCCCGCCACGCTTCTGAAGACGAAGGGCAAGGTCAACCCGGAAGACAAGGCGAAGATCAAGTTCGACTGGAAGCGCATGTTCGGCGGCGCGCGCAAGGCCGGTGACGTAGCGGTTCTGGATCAGGAAATGGACGCGGAAGTCCTGGGCGCGACGAACCGGGACAGCCAGTTCGTGGAAGTCCGGGCCTTCAATGTCGTCGAAGTGGCGCGGGCCTTCGGCGTGCCCCCGCACCTGCTCTATGAATTGTCGCGGGCGACCTTTTCGAACATCGAACAGCAGAGCCTTGAATTCATCATGTATTCGATGATGCCGCACTATGAGCGGATCGCCAGCGCCGCCACGCATTACTTCGCGGAGCCGGGACACTTCTTCGAATTCCTGCCCGACGCCTTGCTGAAAGGCGACGTGAAGACGCGCTGGGAAGCCTACAAGGCCGCGCGCGAAAGCGGCGCGATGAACGCCGACGAAATCCGCAAGCGCGAGAACATGCAGCCGATAGGCGGCAAGGCGGGCGAAGAATACTGGCGCCCGGCGAACATGGCCGTGTCCGGCGAACCCCATCAGGGACCATTCCCCGGTCAATCCGAAGGGAACAAGTGACATGAACAACCGGGTTCTGGCTGCGATCCGCTCGCAGCCCTGGGCGATCCTGCCCGAATACATGGAAGCAATCGAAGCCATCGCGCTTCACGCCCTGGACAATCCCGCCGTGATCGGCGTCGAGATGGACGGGCACGCGGAACGCATGGCGGAAGCCATCGCCGAAATGGGCGCACCGTTTCCCGGTGCACGTTCGGCGGCGATCCGCGACGGCGTTGGCAGTCTGCCCCTGTTCGGGCCGATCTTCCCACGCGCAAACCTCATGACAGACCTGTCGGGCGCGACGTCGCTGGCGAGCCTTGCCGCCGACTTCCGCAAGCTGGAAGCCAGCCCGGAAGTGCGAAACATTCTGATCGTGGCGGACAGCCCCGGCGGGGTGATCACGGACGTCCGCGCCTTCGCATCGCTGATCGCCGCTTCGTCGAAGCCGGTGACGGTCTTCGCGTCGGGACTTTGCTGTTCCGCCGCCTATCACATTTGCAGTCAAGCGACCGAAATTGTCGCCGATCCGTTCGCCCTGATCGGGTCCATCGGCGTGATGATGTCGGGCAGCGTGCAGGAAGCCCCAGACATGAACGGCGCGCGCGCTGTCCATGTCGTCAGCTCGAACGCGCCCGACAAGCGTCTGGACCTGTCCACGGACGACGGGCAGGCGAAGGTGCGCGAAATGATCGACGGGATCGAAGAAGTGTTCCTGTCAGACGTCGCAAAGGGCCGGAAAGTCCCTGTTTCCACGGTGAAACAGGACTTCGGTCGCGGCGGAACGAAGTCTGCGCGGCAAGCCAGGGAAGCCGGAATGATCGACCGAGTGGAGGCCGGTGGCCTTGCTGCGGTTCTTCAGCGGCTCGCGCGGCCTGTCCGTTCAGCAACGCCACGGCGGGCCGCTGCGGCGCTTTCCCTCGAGGTGGCGCACTTGCGCGCCGCTTCACTTACCACAGGAGACTGAAACATGCTGCGCATTGCTGCATTGAAGCAAAAGCTGGCGGCCGTCCTTGCCGATATGGACGCCGTGATCGAAGCTGCGGTGGACGCCGAAACCGGCGATCCCAGCGATCTGTCGGCGGAAGAACAGACGTCGTTTGATAGTCTGAAAGCCCAGGCGACCACGCTTCAGGCTTCGATCAAGCGCGAAGAAGAAATGCTGGCGCTGAAGGCGGCGGCGGCTTCGCCCGTGATCGTTCCCGGAACCAATCCCGGTTCGCCGGGCGCACCCGCACCCGCGCAGCCGAAGGCGGAAGTGAAGCCGGGCATCATGGTCGCCCGGATCGCCCAGGCCGTGGCCATTGGCGGTTCGGACCAGCGGGCGGTCGCCAATGCGGCGGAACAGCTTTACGGTTCGGACATGGGCCAGATCGTCGCCAACATGGAACAGGCGACGGACACGAAGGGCGGCTTCCTGGTCGATACGGCGTATTCGTCGGACTTCATCGACATCCTGCGTCCGCGCGTCGTGATCCGCAATCTGGGCGCGCGCTCGATCCCGATGCCCGATGGAAACCTGACCACGCGCAAGAAGACGGCCGGCACGACTGCCAGCTATATCGGCGAGCGTGTCCCGGCACCGGCAACGGGGGCCACTGTGGGGCAGATCACCATGTCGGCCAAGCGCCTCACGGCAATCGTTCCGATCACGAACCAGCTCATCCGCCGTTCGTCGATGAACGTGCAGATGATGATCCGGGACGATCTGGTCGAGGGTGTGGCGGTGAAGGAGGATCAGCAGTTCCTTCGCGGGACCGGATCGGCGACCGCGCCGACCGGTCTTCGCAACCTCATCGGCGCAGGCAATGTGATCGCAGCGAACGCCACGGTGAACCTCGCCAATGTCGATAACGACCTGGGCAAGATCGAACTGGCTGTTCTCAATGCGAACACGCCGATGACCCAGCCCGGCTACATCGTGTCGAACCGGACGCTGAAGTTCCTCGAGCGGCTGCGCGATGCCAACGGGAACAAGGCATACCCGGAAATCAGCGAGGGCCGTCTGGGGCGCTACCGGATCGAAGCGACGACTTCGGTTCCGGACAACCTGGGCGCTGGCACGGACGAAAGCGAAATCTACTTCGGCGATTTCGCCCAGTTCATGATCGGCGATACGGAGCGCGTCGCCATCGCGGCGTCGGACGTTGCGGCCTATGACGACGGCGGCACGATCCGCGCGGCGTTCAGCAATGACGAAACCGTCGTTCGCCTGATTGCCGAGCATGACACACAGGTCCGCTACGACACGGCGTTCGCCGTGCTGACCGGCGTTCGCTGGATCATGTGATCCGCCTGACGGGATCGGTGCTTCGGCTTCGATCCCGCCAACCCTCACCATTCAATCAAGGGGAACCCCCATGAAAGCCATCAAGTTCCTGATGCCCTATACGCTCGGTGCACTCTACAACGAAGGCGAAGTCGCCGGGTTCGAAGATGCCCTTGCTGACGATCTGATCGCGCGCGGTGTCGCCGAACCGGTGAAGGGCGGCAAGGCCACGAAGGAAACCGCCGCCGCCTGACGCGGGTTCAATCCTCTCTCCCAGACTGGTGCCGCCCGACGGAGCTAGCCGCCGCGCGGCACCGTTTTTTCAGAAAATCGCGGAGATCATCATGCCTTCGATCATATTTAATTCGGCGATCCGCGCCGCGCTGACCGGCGGGGTCAACTTCGCCAGCGACAGCTTCAAGATGATACTGCTATCCGCAGTTCCGGGCGAAACCGAGAAGGATGCGTGGACTTCCTGTCCAACGTCACCACGGAAATTGCTGCGGGCGCTGGCTATGCTGCGGGCGGGAACGCTGTCGTGCTGACGGTAGCGGCGACCGACGATGTCAACAATGACGTCGAGATTTCAGCTGCCCCGGTGGCATGGCCAACATCGACGATCACCGCGCTTGCCGCGCTGATCTACAAGAACACGGGCGTTGCGGCGACCTCGCAGGTTATCGGAACCATCGACTTCGGCGGCACCGTTGCAAGCACGAACGACACGTTCACCGTAACCGCGACAGCGCCGATCAAGTTCCAGAACTGATCCCTGGACTGAACCATGGTGCAGTTCCTTCGCCCAGACGGGGTTGTCTCGCAGGGCGGCTGGACCGGCGGTGTCGTCGACATCGACGAAGCGACGCCGAGCGACGCGGACCGCGTCTTTTCGCAGAACAATCCCGGCGGCGCGATCTTCGAGGTCAGCCTGTCGGACCCGGCGGCAGCGCCGGGTGCGGGCACCCATACCCTCCGTTACCGCCACGCGCAGGTGAACAATGGCACGCTGGCCAGCGCCACGGTGTCAGCCCTTTCGGGGCAGGGAGCGGGCAGTGGTGCTGCCGCTGGCGATCTGGCCGTCGCGACCGTCAATGCGGCAGCAGGCTCCGCGAGCGGCAATGGGTCGGCATCGGGCGCACTGGCAACAATCGCGGTTCTGCCTCTGGCGGGCGCAGCCAACGGAGGAACCGCTTCACCCGGCGATGCGCAGGGAGCGCTGGCGCAGGTTTCGATCAGCGGCTTTGCCGGGGGTGCTGGCGGGCGTGGATTGGCAGATGGATCGCCTTCCGTCGTGGCAGCCAATCCGGCGGACGGTTCGGCGCGCGGCGCGGCTTCGGCACAAGGCACGCCCGCCAGCACCACGGTGTCAGCCCTGTCGGGGCAGGGAGCGGGGAGGGGATCGGCAGGCGGGGGGTTGCCTTCTGTCGCGATCATGCCGCTCGGTGGCGCAGGAGCGGGCCGGGCGCGTGGCACAGGGACGTTCGCGCAGATACTGCTCTGGTCGCTCGGCGGCAATGCATCAAGCGGGCCGGTGCAGGGCGGAACGGGGCATGTGGTGCGCGCAGACGCGGGCAAGGCTTCGCGGCTGGTCGCCGCCCGCGCAGCGGTTTCGCAAGCCGCGCGTGCGAGGAGTTCCAACCAGGTGACAGTCGAAGGGAACTCACATGGCTGAAGAACTCCCCCAGAACTTCCGGGCGACGGCGGGCGAAGGTGTCGTCATCAAGATCACCGTATTCGAAGACGGCATTCCCGTCGCGATCACCGATGCACAGGCGGTCGTGTGGAAGATGGCGCGCACCGCGCGCTCGACGGCGCTGATCACGAAGACGCTGGGTGCAGGGGTTGTCATCATCCCCGATCAGGCCGCAGCCGGGCAACCAAATGCCGGGCGTGTCGATGTTACGCTAGACCCGGCGGAAACCGCGCCGCTCGACGGCGAATATTATTGCGAGTGTTTCATGACGGCAGCCGATGGCGCCGTATCGCGGATTTATTTCGGGCGCCCGTTCTTCGGGCCGAAAGTGGGTTGACGGGGCAATGATGCGGCAGGGAACCATTGTCACGGTCAAGCCGGACGGGCACCCGCTTTCGGTGCTCGAGGCCAAGCGGCAGCTTCGCATCGATCCCGCCGATACGGATCAGGACGAACACATCGCCGATCTTTCCGCTGCGGCGCACAGGAAAGTCGAGCGGATGCTGGGTTATCCGATCCTGCGCCAGACGCGGCAGACGCACCTTTCGGGCTTCCCGTGCGGGCCGATCTGGCTGGGCGGCGGGGATGGCCTGTCAGTCCTGTCGATCACCTATCGGGACACGGCAAACGCGGTGCAGACGCTGGACCCGGCAGAATACAGCGTGGACGCGGTTTCGCGCGTGGCACAGATTTTTCCCGCACCGCTGAAATCGTGGCCCGCCACGACCTGCACGCCAGGCGCGGTGATCGTGGAATGGCAAGCGGGCTGGGCATCGCCGCCCGACGTGCCGGAAGACCTGATCCACGCCATGAAACTGCTGGTCGGGCACTGGGACCAGAACCGCGAAGCTGTGGTCGTGGGGACCATTTCGACGGAAGTCCAGATCGCGCTCGACGATCTGCTGGCCCCGTTCCGCGTTCCGTTCGTGGCATAGCGGGGCGTCACGATCATGCGGCTGGGGAGACTGAACAGGCGGATCGTGATCCGCCGCGCCAGCGCGCCAACGCGCAACGCGCTGAACGAACCGGTAGAAGTCTGGGCCGACTTCGGCTCGTTCTGGGCCGAGCTGGTCCAGCAGCGTCCGACCGAAAGCTGGAAGGCGGGGCAAACCACCGCCCAGGTCGAGCGTGTCTGGCGGGTGCGCTGGCACGCCCGGACCGCGACCATTTCGCCCAGCGACCGCCTTGTCTGCGACGGCCGGGAATTTCAGATCATCGGGGCTACGGAAATCGGACGCCGCGCGCTGATCGAGATTGTCGGGATCGCCAATTCCGAAGAAG